ACCTTTTTATTGTGAGCCTCAGTTCTAAACCCACTTGTAATTTTGAAACTACACCCTGCTAACTCCCTAGCGTGAGCTAGTTTATTTAAGAACTCTTCGTTCATGTTTGTGTAACTTCCTTTTACATCTGGCGAGTCAAACTCATTGAACTCAAAATACATGTGAAAGGTTTTATTCAGATTCTTCATTTTCTTTTTCTTTATTTTTATCTTCTATGTCATCCCAGTATATAAAATGCCAACCACTATTTGAATTTACATTATTCATTAACTAATTTTCTGTAGGTTAACTCAGCGATTAAGGCTGTATAAATGGCGTGTAATGGATTCATTCCTATGATTGAATACACTATAAGACTTACCCAAAAAGAAAGGCACAGGACACAGTTAAATGGCTTGTAAAACAATACGTTTTCTATGAGCCAATTGTATGGTTCAAAGACAAACAGGTATGAGAATAAAAAACCAAGTCCTATTGCTAAAAACCAACCTTCATAAATTTCAATCATAATCTTTTGCTTAAATAATCATCCTTAATATATCTAACTAACTTTACTTTCTTTACACCATCTTCTATATAGACAACGTAGCCTTTTGTTTTAGAGCCATAAACATCACGCCATTTCATGGATGATATTTTGTTTAGCATCGTGCTATTAATCATGCCTATAATAAGACTTGCCGCACAACCACCTTCTTTATAGTAGTGCAAGAACTTGTCGCACACTCTCATGACAGCCTCGTCAACAAGTGACTGCCTTAACTCATCATTGCCGTTAGTAATAAAAGCATAATGAGATATTTCTACTGATCTATCTAGTATAAACTTTCCAAGAACGTTTGTTATAACGCCTTGGTTACTTGATATAACAGCTTGAGATTCAATCTCCTGTTTGTTGTATTTGATATTCTTCTTCAACTTTATCAAGTATAGTAACTATCTGTGGTAGATAATCTGATAGTTCTGTAGGCTTGATGTTAAGTTTATGAGCGATACCCACAAGTGTAACTGGTCTTCCGCAACGGACAAGGATTGATATTGTTTCGTACAAATCAATAATGAAGTCTGCTTCCGACTCCGTGATTTCTTCGTAATAATCATTGAGTGCCATAAGGTCTTATTGACTTAGCCTTAGCAGGGTCTATCTCTGCGATAAGGTCTATGTGTTCGTTTTCTTTTATATAGGCTTGCCTGTATTCTTCTTCAGTTGAGTCTGTACCTAAGTTAGCAAACAGCTGGGCCATCTCATATAGATGTAAGTCTACACGATTCTTAATTAATTTACAAGTACTATAGTTTTTCATTTTCTATTCTTTTAAATCCGTTACACCTAAGTGTAACCATGTACGTATTTTTCTCAAGGCTTTTGTCGTATTCGATTGAAACTTTGTCGTAGTATTTCGGACTGTCGTCAGGAACAATGCCCTCGCTAACGAGAGTATCTGCGAGAAATTTTGAAACAAGAATACCATTGTCAATATCAAGCCTGCTATTATAGCGAATAACCATACGAAAGGTTTCGCAAGTAAACGCATCGTAGTTCGAAAGAGCCTGAATGCATATGATTTTATATTCATCTTTTTTTTTCTTTCTATAAGTCCAATGCTTACCTGCATAAATCATGTTTAAGCTAGGTGGCTTTGGAAGGGTCAGTTCTATTTCAACACAGTCCATTCACAATCTTCTTTTGGAACTAGGTAGAACTCGTCAATACCTTTTCGGTGTTTAGTGTTGATAGTCTTTATCTGTCTATACTCTTCTTTGTATATCTTATCAGAGTGACAATATACTATTGCCTCTGTTTCCTTGCAGACTATGGCGTAGTAGAATCCATTCTCGCTGCGAGTATGGTACTTTTTCTTTCTGCCTAAAAAAGAAACTGTGTCAAACTTGTAGTCACCCACTCCGTTAAAAGGGTATCCTGTTTTAACCTCAGCTTCATACCTAAATTCCTTGCCGCCTTTATGGGCAAGGATGTCAACATCGTAGTCTTCTACGTCTTTATCTACAACTTCAAATCCGTTATCTCTAAGGTGTTTAGTTATCCTTGAGATACCCCAGTCGTTATTGTTTTTGTATTGCTCCTTAGAGAACTCTCCTGCACCAAATTTTCTTTTACCCATTCTTAACTTTTAGTGCTACCTTTAATAATATAAGGTAGCCGATTAAATCCTGAACAGTGTCTTCTGTCTGATCAGTAATGCCACGCATTTTAATACGCATTAACTTATCATCTATCCTCGCACATAAGTTTTCTACTGCATCGCCATTGGCGAATATGTTTGAAGGGTTAAGTGCACTATCACCATATGCTTCATTCTTTTTTAGAAGTAACTCAGTTACAGCTTCTGATTCTTCAAGTATTAAATCTCTTGTAGTAAACTCTTTGCGAGAAACATTTAAGACACCGTTTAACTTTTTAATATAATCCTTTTCCATGTTTTAATATACGTTATAAACCACAGTATCCACCATCGCATTCAGTAAAATCCTCATCAAATAATGTAAACTGAGAATTGTAGTTTATTATTTCCCTGTAACTAACATCGGATTTAAAGTTACCTTTGTTGTTTTCCTCTTGTCTTGCGAACCAATCCATTTTATCTGAATGCTTATCAGCCATATGCTTTAATAGCATTGGCCCTCTCCACCAACAGCCAATACAGTTATTCATATAAGCAAACCTTACTGGCTTGTCTTTCCAAAACTCCTCTATAGTGTCTTTAAATATTGCGTCTTCTATAAGAGGAAATGTTGGCTTACAATAATCTATTGTACCCCACTTGTTTTGTGTACCTGTCTTGGTTCTTCCTACTACAATCTTAACCTCTGTCATACCACGCTCATTAAGCTTGTCAATCATACTCTTAGCACGAGACTGCTCATTGGCACGAAAGCCAAATCTCATCTCAGCATCTCCTTCAATATTCTTATGCCTCCACTGAGCAATTGGCATAGTCTTCATGTCTGTCGTACAGTATCTAGCAATCTTGTTTGGTAGATAACCACCATGGTTTTTTATTACGTCTTCAAATGTAGGCCCTGTTACCCAATTAATTTCTTGACCTATGAATTGCTCTAGGTCTAGCATTGTGTATATGATCTTATCATCTTCAGCAGTGGATATAAAAGGTGCTTGTATTTTATCCTCAACTAACTTTCTTATTTTCTCATCCTTGAACTTTGATGCTATATCATTAGTTCTTATTAAAGAAAACACATTGTAATCGGCAGGGTATTTAGCAGCTACATAGCTGCTAGTCTTGCCTCCTGATAAGCTATTTATAGTCTTCATCTAGTAAGTTAACTTCTAATTTATATACCTTTCTTGTTCTATTTTTCTCTATCAACAATCTTCCGCTTGAAGGGTTAAAGAATATATATCCCAGGTCTTCTATCAATCCAGTGTAGTCACTTATATCTAGCTTGAACAAGCTTTGGTTTATAGTGATATCACCATTGACAGTAACATGAATCTCTTTAGCGGATGATACGTTGAATCTTAAGTAAGCTCTTATTAGTTCTGCGAAAGCTATCTTCCTACTAAGAATCAGACTGTGAGTAAGCGTATCTTTTGTTTCCTTGACTGTCGAGTTCATAGTATCTGTTTTTCATTTTATCATAATATAAAGTAACTGTTCCTAACTTACCTACAATTTTAGGTTTAGCTTTCACCACTGTAATCTCTACTTGATTAGCCTCATATGGAATACCATTGTTGTCTTCTATTCCGAATGGGCAACGCCATACATTTATAACCATCATACCCTTACGACTCCATTGCATCCCACCTGCTATGTCATTCATGGTAGGCTTGTCAACATATGGAACTCCATTCTTATACTTAGCTTGTTGGTGCTTAGTGTGTACAGTTACAATGGTGTGGTAGTCTTTCTCCGCACTGTGTTTACGAATCTTTGTAAGCACTGTGCCAATAGCAATATCATCACGAACCCCAGCAGAGATATCGGTTTTGATTTCAGTGAATGGGTCAACCATACACCCATCAATAGTAATGAAGTTGTCTTCTTCTATTTGCTCTACAGCAGTATAGAACCCCTCGACACTTAAGTCTTGTAAACCGCTATCAATTAAATAGAAGTGCTTGTTAACAAAGTCCATGGCCTTGGCAGTTTCTTCATCCGTTGCTGTTAGGTGGTCGTTGATCAGGAATGGTTTCCTAAGATACACCCATAGTAATTCCGCAAACACTTCTGTAGGAGAACCTGTTTCTGGTGTATAGACTGCCCACTTCCACCCACTATATTCTGACAAGTTCATCATCAACTCAAACCCAAACTGAGATTTACCTTGATGCGCTCCTGCATATATGTATGTTGTTGAACCTTTCTTAACAGAGTACTTATCGAACAAAGAATCAAACCCTGTCCAAGCACCCTTCTTAACTCCTTCTCTCCTTAGTGTTGTAAGCGAATCCATTACGTCTTCCGCTTTGTAAATAATGTTTCTCATAGCTCTCTCTTTTTACTTGTTATAATCCTTATCTTTATGTGCAAAGCTCTCGCTTATTTCTTTACGATACAGTTCTTCTGTAACATGAAAGTCGTAAATCTTTTTGCTTGTTAATTTTAACGAAGCCATTAACTTCATAATCATTTCAGGACTGGCGTTCATATCTTCAAGGCTCTTCATCCTTGTAGGAAACTCCATAGTCCTATAGTTGTTTATGTATCCATTGCCACGCTTTGTTTTGTAAGCCACCTTGATTTGTATTAAGTAAATCATCTGTCCTTTATCGGACTGTTGCTCTTGTTCCATTACATTTTTATTAGCCTTAGCCTACGTTGATACTTTCTGATCAACAGTGCTGAGTTGGTTAGTTGTTTCTGTATATCATAAGTCCATCCAAATCTACTTGCTTGTATTGATAAATTCACATTGTCTATCATCAGCATATCTAGATACTTCTGAAGTTCTCTTACGTG